TTTCTGCTGTAAAAATGGTTCACCGCCTGTAAGCTTCAACACAGCACCGCGACGTAATTGCTCAATATAGTTATTATTTTCTAGAATACTAAAGATCTCTGCAAAGGTTTTCTTATTCTTTACTGACCAGCTTACAAAACTATCACAACCATACGGTGAATCTACGCTTTTAAATCCCATACATGTAAGATTGCACATAGACATGCGCATAAAGATGGATGGGTATCCAATATATCGACCCTCTCCCTCGATTGTATAGAAGATCATATCATCACTTAAAAAAATTGTCTGTTCCATTCTCTATTATAGCTGTTATTTACAAAAACTAAAGATAAATAATCGTGATGTCAAAGAAAAAACCTAAACAATCAAAATTAATTGAGTCAAATCTAGCTCTTAGCTTTCATGTTAAGACTCCTTTCAAACTCACTGATAATCAAAATGAGTTTATTAATATGTCTTCATCGCCTGATACAAACATAATCATATGCGATGGACCAGCAGGTACAAGTAAGACTTTCTGCGCCGTCAATGTAGCACTAAGAATGTTACAAAAAAAAGAAGTAAATCATATTATATATGTAAGGAGTATTGTTGAATCTGCAGCTCGTAAGCTCGGTTCTTTACCTGGTGAAGTAGATGATAAATTTAAACCGTGGATTTTACCTTTTCTCGAAAAATGTGATGAGCTTATCGATCAATATGTAACAGACTCCTTAATAAAGGATGAATATATTAGTTGTATACCAGTTAATTTTCTTCGTGGTACAACTTTTAAAGATTGCGTTGTAATTGTTGATGAATCTCAAAACCTAGAAATGAGTGAAATCATTACAATTCTCACTCGTTTTGGTGTAAATTGTAAAATGTTTATTATAGGTGATACTCTTCAATCGGATATTAATAAGTCATGCTTTAAATCCATTTTTAATACCTTTAGCGACGAAAAATCTAAAGAAAACGGAATTCAAACCTTTAAATTTACTGAAGATGATATTTTAAGAAGTAAAATTCTTAAATTTATTATTAATAAGGTGAGTAACTTAAAGTAATCCTTGTTTTTGTAACTCCTGAAGCTCTTTTATTGCATCTTCAGGAGTTACAAATTTATTATCCGACGGTAACTGCTTATTTGTATTATTTACAGGAACATATGGATCAGGTGTGACTATCTGCTCTAATGTTTGAAACAACTGCTGTTCGAGATCGTTAACTCCACCCTCTCTCTCAATTTGCGGCATACTACGATCGTAAACATTTCGCATTAACGCATCAGCATACAAATTTGAGGGTGAATTAAACATTATCGTCCTAGAGATGTTGCAGGCTTACCTGCCCACGATGTACCTGCAAATGGGTTAGACCAACCTGATGTTACAGGCGGGTTACCTACGCGTGCACCAGTAGGGGCAGATAAATTAGGTGGTGGAACTTGAACAGTTGTCTCATCAGCTTTAGATTCTACGATTGTGGATTCCGGTTGAGGTGCTGCTTCAGTAAGTAGTACCTGCTTATAATTATCCGTGATTGACGTTACACTACCGCATACTTCGCACCTATAATCTACTCTACCCGGTGTGAACGCTAGCGCGCTATGGCCTTTATCCTCTAATTCGAGTACAACCTCTCGGCCACATGGTTCACATTTAATGGCTTTATCTAACCACCAAATAGCACTTTTATCACCAACATTTTTAATTTTCATAAATTGCAGAATTCTTATCGTGTTCCCATACTTCTACCTTAGAGCACCAGCACCGCCCGTTTGTAACATGCTTTATGTAAGTATTAGCTGCATCAAAGCACCACTCCGCTGTACGCTCAATACCTACGCCATTTTCCATGATACGGAGATCACAGACTCCAGCGTACTCGAGCTCTCTGAATAATCTTAAATGAGGATCGTCAGCAGCAATACATGTAGTATGGTCAAATTGTTTTTCGAGAATATCTTTTAGAGGCTTAAGGGCTCCGAAATCTACTACCCAATTTTTTTCGTCGAGGTGATTACACTTAAACCAGAATTTTGCGACGAGCCGGTAACCGTGAAGAAACTTGCAATGACTATCGGCAAAAGGTTGTCTGAAAGCGCAGCTACCGAGTTCTATGATTTTTGTAGATTCAAACATATATTGACAATAGCGCTTTTCTACTAATTTTCAACTGTTTTCCTGGTAATATAGTTTATACTGCTATTACTGCATACTGCTGAAATGGCCTTGAATAGTGGGCGGCTTTGTAACGCCTTAATTATTTAGCTGGAGCCGAAAAAAAGTCAACTAAAAAGTTAAAACTATTTTTAATTACTTCCCTGGTTATATACCTCTTGAGGGCGTATCTTAATTTGACCGCGGAGAGGGTCTTCAGAGCTGTATTTTCCTTGATGAGAAGCAGCCTGTTGATTAGCGCCTTCTGAACCTGTAGGTTCTTCTTTTTTGTCAGCGAGCTCTTTAATAGCTTCTGCCATAGTGCGACCTTTGTAGGTTTTAAAATGTTTATCTACCAGTTCCTCGTCTTCGCAGCCGCAGCCAATATGCTCTAGAGTGCTATTAAATTTTACATGATCTTCAATTCTTTCGTGTGGCTGATATACATCAGTCTTAAAAGTTTCAGTCAAAAATTTATTAATTGCTTTATCAAACAGATCACTCATATTAGTATTTATTAAAATTATGACGGTTTTATAACAAGATATTCAACAGGCGGTCTACCTGCGACAGTTTTACCTCTTACAATACCGCTTCTATATCTAGTGCCATCTGGTGCCTGGAAAGCCGGAAGCTTAGCTCCTACTTTATGTAAAGCTGCGGCAAAGTTATTCGATGGAACGTATACTATTTCTGGAGCCGTTACATCAGTATCGTACTTAAACATGTTAATTTTAGGATCCCACATGAAAGATGCCATCCCGCTACGAGACGCTGCGTGACCTGATTCTTCTTGGTCTTGTACCCATCTACCACCAACATACTGTTGCATATACCACTTTTCCAGAGAATGGAAAGGTCTATCTGTGTTATCTTTATGGGTTGCAGTCGCAAACCGATTAGGTTGACCTGTACCGGCGCTCGGGAAATCTATATTTACTATTAGCTGGTCACCTACTCTGGATGTGTCTCTTACAGTACCGTAAAGCGCTTTATTTTTAATACCCACGTACAGTATATTACTACCTTTCTTAGGCCACCCGGTAGGTAGATCTAGTTTTACATAAAAATCTGTTAGCTGTTTTTGAGCTAATGCATTTGCACCTTGACTTATGGTAGCAAGAGCACCCTGCTGATTTATTGTTTTAAGTTTACCGGCGAGAACGTTTGGGTCCAACCTATTTGCCCACTTACCTATTTTGCTAAGTGTACCAGCACTTTTAGGTGCACCCGGGGTAGTAGTTCCTGGAGAAGCGGAGCTTGGTGCACCAAATAAACCCGCGGGACCAGGACCTGCTTCTGCTACATTAACTAACTCTTCAAATGTTTTTATCTTGTTCATGTCTGTAAATATAATTTCTATAAAGCTCTACAATATCTGTGTCTTGACGACCCGCCTGTTTAAGAAATATTTCGATGTCCTCAAGATGCGTACTGTTTAAGATTTGATTATAAAGCGGGGTTTCCTCTCCTAACTCTTGTGCCTTAATAAGGTACGCTTTAAACATATCCAATTTCTTATCCGACAACATACCTAATTTTGGTAGCATTACGATAGGTAGACCTGGCTTTATTACCATTATTTTTAAAGCTTCAAGTGTTTCTGTCACAACATACCCCTCGTATGAATTTATGTTTCTAAAATTAGAATAAGATGAGTAGAGTGGATCTACCTTAATCCTTATTTTTTTAAGGGACTTGTTTAAGTTTAGATCTACTGCCTCGTCAAAAATCATATTGTATAATTATTTATTTGGTTGAATCCTAATAATAATCTTATATTATTACTTATATGGAATCATCTGAAGTAAAGCTACCATTTGCAAATGGTAATCACCCTAGATCTGAAGAAGAAAAACAGGATGTAATACAGAAAGCGGCTAAAGCGTATGAGGGGTATTTAGACGCTTTGGGGTTTGATTGGCGTAATGATCCGAACTCAGCTAATACCCCTTTACGAGTTGCAAAGGCGTTTGTTAATGATCTAGCTGCTGGGTGCTATTGTGAGCCACCTAAAATCACTGCATTTGATAATATTGATAAATACGATGGTATTGTCTGTCAAAATAATATTGAAGTTGTATCTCTCTGCAGCCATCACCATCTTGCTTTCACCGGAGTTGCCCATGTAGCTTATATACCGTCAAAGAATGGTAAAGTTATTGGTTTATCTAAACTCAATCGGATTGTCGAGTTTTTCGCTCGTCGGCCGCAAGTGCAAGAAAATTTAACAATGCAAATTTCAAAGTATGTTGATCAGGTATGTGATGGTAATAAGGGTACCGCAGTAGTTATCGAGGCAGACCATACGTGCTGTTCTAATCGCGGAGTTGGTCACCACTCAACTATGAGAACGGCTCGTATGACTGGAGCGTTCTTAGATAATAAAGATCAGTCACGCTCTGAGTTTTATAAGTTTGTAGAGTTTTCTAAGAACGGAAAATAATTACTAGCTTTCGCTTAGACGCTCTGGTTTATTTACTTGAATCAGAGCGTCTATTTGTTTAAGGAAAATTTCCCCGATTAGCACTTTATAATCTTTCTGTTCTCTACTACCCAGGCTAAACGGTACGTTTTCATAAAAATTACCCTTAAATTTTATGTTAAAGTTAACAACATATCTCGGTTCTTTATGATTTGCGCCTACGAGAACCTCTACTTCCTCCGCTATCTTTTTAACTAAGGTATTACCGTTTGCCATGAAGCGAACTTTGTCGTCTTCTTTTGTAATATTAGTTACACCTAATACGTTATATCCTTCATTACCGGAGTCTATTTTTGCGTCTATTTCACCTACATCTTCTATAAAAACAGGCTCGACAATACCTAATGTCACGTGCTCGTAGTATTTCTTAAAGGATATCATTAAATATATTTATATGATCGACAGCAGCGATTTGCATAAGCTAAGTACAATTTACAGCGAGTCAGTAGGGCTAGGACCTAATGGGGAGAGCTCTACAGGATTTGGTGCACCTATTGCTACTCAAATTAGAGTCGAAAATGAAGACGAGGAGAAAGAGGAGAGGGTTGTTGGTAAGGTTGTAATTTGGAAAAATGGCGCTTATCTAGCTATAGATCAGCAAGGCGCGAACGTAAAGCTCGTAATGTTAACAAACCCTGAAGTTGTTGCTCCTCTTAGTGATATTAAAGTTTCAAGGGTTCAACCAAAATAATTATCTACTCTGGCCGGTATCGGTTGGAGTATAGGTAGGTGGGTTCATCATAGGAGGTGTATTTACATAATTCTTATCCCCTGCGTTCCTCTTAGGCTGATCGTACATTCCCTTCGTATACATAGGAGTCTTGTTGCGGGCTTCTTGTTTTTCTTTTTTCTTAAGCCGCTTTAACTTCCCGTAATACTCACGAAAAGTCATAGTTTTGTAATCAATCCCCCGTCTCCCATATCTACGTTAGGGTTATACTTCTTAATAAGAGTAAGAATTTGCTTAAACTTATCATAGACATTGGATGCATTAATCTCTCCAATGTCAATAATATCATCTGCATCTTCGCTAGTTGGTCTAACTACAAAAGCGTCTTTAAGTAGACGGACGAGAGTAACAAAACCGTCTGAATCTAGCTTTTGCTCAGGCTGTTGATTATCAATCGTTGGAGTCTCAGGAGCCGCAGGAGCCTCTGGAACCTCGGGAGCACCGGGAGGAGCGGGAGGAGCGGGAGGAACTTCATCCTGCTCATTAATATACTGCCTGTAAATATCGTGAAATCTAGACTTCATATTATTATTTATTACGCAACCAGTAGCATCTTTGATCTTAATTGATTAAAGTACGTTTTGTCTAAGAATGTTAACTCGTTTGCCTTTGCATATATTTTTATTTTGTCAAATAGAAAAGAGGTAAAATCCTCGTTACATAGCGACTCTATATTGTTTTTAATTATGATGCTATCATTCTTATTATTATTGTGACATATTTTGAAGTAGCAAAACGGGTATACACCGTTGTACCAACGGATAGGGAGTTTTGACTGAAATATTTTAGATATTTTATTAAAGATTTTTTGTAGTTTTTTATTATCATATTGATCGAAAGTTTTTGTGTCTACTATCTCTGTTTCTGAATAATATATGACAATCTTAGATTGCATACGCAAGTTTAGTATGTACTCACATGTAATATGAATTACATGATGTTGAAACAATCTCTGAGCTGTCCGGTCTAGCGCAGGTCCTATACAGTGATACTTTGCAAGATCGTCGAGTAGTTTAGGCTCTATATGCTCTGTATAGAGAGAGCTGAAGCTGATAACCTTTATTTGATCACAGTTTAAGTTTAACTCCTTTATCACTCTTTAATATAGATGGTATCAAGGCTGAGTCAAAAGAGCTTGCTTATTAACTTCAAAGAAGTCATCTATAGAGCAAACTATATATGTTTTGTATAGCAATGCATTGCCAACCGGGGATATTTTTGACGAAGCAGCACAAACAGGGTCGTAAACTATAAATGCACCTGCATGATTAATTTTAAATATTAAAAACCAGAGCTTACCACACGCAGCAGCCTGTGCAATCCATGTATCAAGCTGCTTGTTAGTTGTAAATAGACTTGAAAATGAAAAATCTTTATATGTCTTAACCTCAAAAGATAGGTGGCTCAATTCATCAGGTACAATAATGTCTCCATTTGCAAGTAGTGCTTGAGTCTCTGTCATCGTAGCTTTACGGAAACTATTCATTCCACCTGTAAATGCACCTGAATTTGGAACTCGTTGAAAATTAAGACCGAATACTTTACCTAGATGTGCAGCTACCCATCGCTCGCCTGCTTTACCTTTATTCTTCGCCGCATTACCCATATATGGATAATTTATGACGCTGCATAGGAATAGCTAGCTTCTTCTTTTTTCTCCCCTTACGTTTTACCTTTTTAGCTCCAAGGTAAGAAGGTAACCTTGCATCACCGGGCGCGTACCCTGCATCTGTCTGAGATGGAAACTGATTACCTGTAGAGCCTGAAGCTGCAGTACCGAAGGCGGTACTTGCTGTCATATCTTCATGGAATTGTTTGAATGTTTGCATTGAGATATTAGTATTATCATATATATTTATCTAATGGAGACCATATTAGATAAATATATTGCAGAGCTCACTGAAGACGTAAAAGTAGATTCCTTTAACATTAAAGACGTCCAAATGAGAGTGCCTTCTATTAAGCATAAGTGGGCTGCGCGTTATATTAGATGTAAGCAAGAGCAGTTTAGGCTAATAAAAGCGAAAGAAAATCAAAAAAAATCTCTAATAGAACAATTACAAAAAGAAGCTGCAGTTAAGATTAATGAATATAATGCCGCAAAAGCAATTGAAGCGAGCGATTTACTTAAAGAATATAATGCTAAGATTGAAGAGTGTGGATTAATTTTAGAGTTACTTGAAGAGTCCAAGAAGACATTATCATCTATGACTTATGATATTAAAAATATCATAGAGATTATAAAACTCGAGACTACATGATTGAAATTGATCTAGATAATCAGGGTAATGCTATCGTTAGCGGAGATTATTTTGATGCTATAAGAGAGCATTTCTCAGCAGAAAATCCAAACGCGCGATTTTTAAAGCGATTTAATCCTTATATTTCATCTAGAACGTATGCAATTACTCCTACTGGTAGATGCGACCCAGGGATTGTATTAGAAATTAAAAAATTCTTAGTTAGTAAGTCGTATGCAGATAAAGTTAACATCTCTCCGAGCTTGTTAGCTAACCTTAAGCCTAGTGCTACGTGGAATTCTGCAGTATATAACATTGATCCTTACAGTCTTAATATACCATTAAGAGATTATCAAGAAGAAATTGTTAAAAAGTGTCTAACAGTAGGTAGAGGTACAGTAATACTTGCAACGGCAGGTGGTAAAACCCTTACCATGGCATCGTTAATATCTAGAATAGCTACTTTTTACGATAAGCTTAGATGTATTATCATTGTACCTGATAGAGGTCTGGTAGAACAGACATATAGTGACTTTAAAGAGTATGGTGTACCGCTAACTATATCTAAATGGACGGGAGATGATGAGCTTGATACTGCTTCTAACATAGTTATTGCTAATTTAGGTATAATGCAGAGCGTTAATTCCTCACTCGACTGGACTCGTCACGTAAACCTACTCATCGTGGATGAAGTTCACAAGATTAGACACGGTAATAAGGTAAATAGCATAATTAAAAAGATTAAAACCCCGTTTAAGTTTGGGTTTACAGGTACAATGCCTGAGGATAGAATAGATCAATGGAATATTATTGGTAAGATAGGTCCTGTTCTATTTGAAAAAAACAGTTACGAGCTCAGACTAGAGAATTATGTAGCTAATGCTGAGATACTTTGTCTTAGACTTACGCATAAAGCAAAGTTATCTACGAGTGGCTCTGATAATCCTTATAGAGCTGAGGTTGATTATATTGTTAGCAGTGAGTTTAGGAATAATACCATAGCTAAGATTGCTAGTAGAGCCGATAATAATTGCCTAATTATGGTCGATTACATAAAACATGGTGAAAATTTATACAATACCTGTAAGAATATGTGTACAAACAAGCAAATATTCTTTATTAGAGGTGAAGTCGAGGTAGAAGAGAGAGAACAAGTAAGAAAATTAGTAGAACAAAACAGTAATGTTATAATTGTTGCTATATCTAAGATATTTTCTACTGGTATTAATATAAAAAACTTACATTACATTGTCTTCGCAGGAGGTGGAAAAGCAAAAGTTAAAATCGTTCAGTCTATAGGACGCGGATTACGTCTGCATCAAGACAAGAAAAAGCTAATAATTGTTGATATATCTGACAATTTTAAGTATAGTATAAGACACGCAGATAAACGGGTACTATTATATGAAAGCGAACGTATTAAAAGAACGGCCAAAGAAATCACCGAGTAAGAATGCTGAAAAGAAAGCACATTACGTTAACGCTAAAGTATTCGAAGAGCAAATAGTGCGATATTACACGCTCGGTAGTATTGAGGATGAGTTAGCTGAGTCGATTACTAAGATAGCTAATGGACTCAGCTATGCACCTAACTTTATTAACTACTCTTATAAAGACGACATGGTAGGTGACGCTGTGGTTAAGATGTTTTCTGCTTTAAAGCACAAAAAATTTAAAGTGGGTACAGGCTTTTCTCCGTTTTCTTACTTTACTACAATAGCTTTCCATGCTTTCATTAATAGAATTAAAAAAGAAAAGAAATATCAAGAGTCGATTAATCAATTTAAAGAAAAAACATACTTTGATCTAATGATAAATGATAACGTGTATGTAGAGCCTGCTCGTCATGTAGAAGATAGCGATGGGAGTGACCAGGATTAATGAAGATACCAGAAACACGGGTAGCAATCTTCTCTGATATACACCTCGGAGTACATCAAAATTCCTCCTTCTGGCATGAAGTGTCTCTAAAGTGGTGCGATTGGTTCGTAAATGAGCTCGAAAAACGTAATATTAAGACAATTTTGTTTCTTGGAGACTATTTTCATTACAGAGATGAAGTAGCTGTCAATACTCTTGACGTCGGGTACAAGATACTATCAAAGCTTCGATCATATGAAATATATATGATACCAGGTAATCACGATAGTTTTTATAAAGAGCATGCCGAGGTTAATTCTTTAAGGATTTTTAGTGAATGGCCTAATCTTCATATATTAAACGAGCCAACCACTGTTACTTTCGGTAATAAATCTGCTGCCTTTATTCCCTGGGGTGGAGAAATTACTACAAAGACGGACTATTTGTTCGGTCACTTTGAGATTAATTCGTTTAGGATGAATAGTGTAAAGGTTTGTGATAAAGGATATGAAGCTGTTAAGCTACTCGATAGAGCAAAGCACATATTTTCTGGACATTTTCATTTAAGAGCTAAGACAAAGTACGAAAATGGTGTAATTCAATATGTTGGTAATCCGTTTGAAATGGATTTTAGTGATAGTGACGACACAAAGGGTATATACTTTCTAGATTTTACTACAGATAAGCTAGAGTTTATTGAAAACCACGTATCACCTAGACACATTAAGCTAAAAACATCTACCTTATTATCTGGCGAGAAGATTAACACAGATAATGTAGGTGGTAATATTGTTAAACTCGTGGTAGATAAAAAAATTAGCGTAGATAACGTTGAAAAAATTCTAGGAAAGATTTCAGGAATGAAGCCCGCGTTTGCTTCGGTTGATTATTTAATTGATAAAAACAAAATAGATATAGTAGAGGATGCAAACTGCGATATACATGGAGTTAATATGGAAGGTGTAATGAGAGAGTTTGTAGATATGTTAGAAGTGGATAATAAGCAATCTTTATACGAAAAATGTGTAGAGATCTATAATAAATGTAAATGAATAAAGTTAACTTTGAACAAGTAAAAATTAAAAATTTTCTTTCTATCGGTAATGAACCTGTAGTAGTAAGATTCAAGTCAGGTCTTAATATTATTACAGGTAATAATCGCGATAAAGAAGACAGACGTAACGGGGTAGGCAAGTCTTCTGTAGCTGATGCTATTAATTTCGCAATATTCGGCAATACCTTGCGCGATATTAAGAACGATAATATATCTAACGATAGCACTACAGGGTCGTGCGAGGTGACTCTTGATTTTAGCATTGAGTTTCCAAATAAAACTAACCAATATAAAATAGTACGTACTCTTAACCCATCTAAAGTATTTCTATTGATTAACGGAATAGATAAAACTCTTGATACAATTAGTAATAACAATGAATTTATATGTAATCTTTTAAATTGTAGTCAGGAAGTGTTCGATAATTGCGTTATTATGACTCTTAATAACACCTTACCGTTCATGGGTAAAAAAAAGCAAGATAAGAGAAAATTTATTGAGGGTATTTTTAATCTAGAAGTCTTTAGTGACATGCTCGTCAATGCAAAAAACGAATATAATCAAATAAAAAAAGATCAAGACGTTCAAATAGGGAAGCTTTCTGAAAATACTTCGACCCTTACTGAGATAAAAACCCAGCAAAGCACTTTTTTAATACGTAAGCAGTCAAAGATTAAGCTATATACAGAAAGCATTAATACCTTACTGAAGGCTCGTAAATCTCTCGAGAATAACTTTAAAAAATTAAAAGATATTGATTTTGCTGCCAAAAAGATAGAGATACAATCTCAGATTGATGAATATCTCAATAAGAAGAACGAAGAAGATAAAAAAATCTCTACATTAATTGGAAAAGAAGCTACTTGTGCAGCGAATATATCTAATAAGGAGAAATCATTGCAGAAGATTTCTGGTAATGTAGGTCAGTGCCCGGTTTGCTTGCATAATATTACAAGCGAAGATAAGAATCATATCGAATTAGAAAAGAAAAAAATATCCGAAGAGATATTATCTATGAAGACTGAGCAAGATGTGTTTCGTAAAGCAAAAGAGACGTGTCTTGCTGCGAAGTCTGCCTTAGACAAGGACATAGCTGATAAGAATACAAAACTGCAAGGTCTTAATACATTAAAGTCTCAATATGATAGTATATCTAA